CACCCCGTTGACTTTTCAACGGCCGTGAGGTACAGGAACATTGACCCTCAGGTGAACATCACCCGAGCTACGGAGCCCAAGAGGACGTCCCAGCCTATCAAGGGGGCGTTGGTCGAGGGTGTCCCGCTCCAGGTTGTGGCCCAGTCCGAGGGTGCCACTCTCCACGCTGTTAGCAAGAGGTGTGATTACCGTGTCAAGACGGATGTGTCTGGTGCCTTTCTCAGAGGCCATGCACTTCTCATGGACAAGATTCATGAGCGCGAAGAAATTCGCCTTGACGCGGCTATGATCACAGCTTATCTCGACGAGATGAGCGGACAAAAGCGTGAGAGGCTCATGGCCCTTTTGGACTCGCAGGACTTCACCCTCCCTGGATACACGGACAAGGTCGTGTTTGCAAAATCTGAGGTTCTACTCAAAGCTGATGGCGCCCAGCCACGTGTCGTGTACCAGGGTGGTGACATGTACAACCTCGTTATGGGCTCCGTCGTCTACTACCTCTCTCGTCGCATCGCCGAAGAGCTCAATCGCAGCAACCCAAGGAACAAGGGTAATGAAGTTATATACTGCGTTGGGATGACGGCTGACGAGATTGCTAACATAGTTCACCACACGCCCGGCCAGGCCTTCGAAAACGATTTCAAGAACAACGACGGCACGCAGCCCGTCGGCGTCAGGAAATGGGAGTCGATGTTTTATTATAAACTCGGCGCACCTCAGTGGTTTGTACGAGAGTTCGCAGGGAACACCAGCGTGCGGGTTTTCACGCGTTACGGTGTTAAAGGGCGAGTGCGGGGCCAGCGGTGGTCCGGCGAGGTTACTACCTCTACCGGCAACGGTTACGTCACCGCTTGCACAGCGCTCGCCAGCTTGGAGCTTGCGGGCATTACTGAGAGTACTACACTGATCTACGGGGACGACGAATTAACTTACACCCGCCAGGACCGCCGGAAGCTTGTTGATAGCTTCGGCGAGGTGGCTGCAAGCTCGGGTATGAAGAGCGAGTCAAAGCTCGTTGAGAAGCGTGAGCAGGCGACCTTCCTGCGTAAGCGCTTCGTACCTGGGACTAAGAAGACGTTACCCGTGCCATCTTTTGGGCGCACGTTGGCACGACTCCCTGTCCGCGGAAACTTCAACGCCGCGGTCTCGGATGAGGATTACATGGCCGGCAAGCTTTTGTCTGCGGCCTATGAACACCGACATATTGCTTCTTTACGAACAATTCTCCTCGACACAGCTACACAGTTATCGTCTAAGCCTCATCTCGACATGAGAAATCAGGCTATGGCGTATAAATACACTGCAGAAGAACTAACTCACATGACAGTCTCGGCTGACACTATCGACCTCGACGTGCTTGGGTCGTTCCTACAGTCCGTTTACGGACTGTGGGAACCTGACCTTGTACAGTGCTACGCATCCGTGTGCGATGGAATTCTTGGATTCCAGCGAGTAAACCGCCGACCTACGAAGAACATGCCCATGGTAGCGCCACGTATGCCACGCGCCCTATGGGACACCGCGTTCGAGTCTGTCATAGAGGTCGATGTCGCTCTGTAGGTAGTCTGACCAGTCAGTCCGGAGAGTTTCGTGGTTCTCTCCGATATCAACAAAGATAACTCTACCACAAG